CGGACCTAAAGTCCGCAGCTGATTGGGCCCCGACAATTCGCCCAAGGCTCGTAGAGAGCTCCCAGCCCGAGATCTAGTTCACAATAGGCAAGCCTATGAACCGGACATCTCCAGGTCGTCCAGGTCCGTGTTGCTAACACGGTTAACTGGCCGACTGGCTCTACTAACAGGTGAAGATCCCTGCTCTGGTCATAATCGGACGGCTTTGGGCATAGCCAACAGCCATCCCCTGATCCGGAGGGCTAGCACCCCGCCCTGGTCAGAGCCCGATGATTATGACTAACCTTCAGCACTTAGAATCATTAAAGCTATGAACTTCAACAATTCGCAGTGGCTGTTATGGTTGAAAGGCGTATTCCTTTGGTTTCCTCTCACCGTAGTTGGCGTCGCCGTTGCTACCTTCGTGGTGGCTTCGGTTGTCGCCTTCTATTCAATCGCCGCATTCGGGGAGGCTCTCGCTCTTCTCTCTCAAGAGAGTTGGGACAAGATCCAAGTTATCCCGGCGCGTTCGGGGAGTTTCTTCAAGAAGATCTCCTCGTTCAAGCCGCGATCAACCGATATGCGGTGGATGACTGTGGGTGAGGTGAGACCATTGGTCCTACGCCTAGTCCGAATCATTGGGGCTCAACCTGCACTGTGGATAGTGCTAGCAGATCGCCTAGTTCGCTTGTGGCACCTTAGTGGAACACGTTTCACTATTATGTACCTCAAGGAATGTCGGTTAGCTCTGCTGGCTTGGGCGAACAGCTGCCCTTATACTCCTAACCCGGGGGTTAAGATGCGGCTGTCACGCAGTGGGGTGCCTCGGATTATTCCATCCGGGCTCCGCCCGGTGGACCTTTCCACGTTAAGTGGTCGGGTACAATTCCGGGCACTCCACACCGTTTTCAACCTATACAGGGTTATGGACTGGAAGGGGGCCAAACCGGACTTTTCCTCGATTACATCACCGTTTTCGGGGGTTCGGTCAACTCTCTTCGATGAGGAGATTCGCGCCGTATTGAGTCATTTTACCCTGCCACAATTCCGTCTTGGATATGTGGCACCCTGGGTAAACGTCTCAAGTGGGCCTAATCATCCCTGGTCCCTCTGGGGTTCCGCGAAAGACATCTTAGGGTATAGCTTGAATCCACTATTGCTAGTGGTTTTCACGCTGTACACCTGGGCGTCTGGACAGCGAATAGTGGCCATTTGGCTACTGTTCGTGTCACATTTGCTCCTGCCGGTCGCGCTCTTCCTTTGGGCGAGAGGGTTTCGATTCCCGCTAGGACGGCTTTCCGTTTTAGCTAAGGATGGAGGAGGAAAACGTCGAATTGTAGGGGTGGTGGACTATTGGACCCAATGGGCCCTCCGGTCTTTACACCTCTACCTATTCGAGGTTCTCCGTCGTATTCCTCAGGATGGTACATTCGATCAGATGGCCCCCATTGGGCCTCTTCTCGATTATGCACGCCTGGGATACCCCTCTTTTAGCTTCGATCTATCGAACGCGACAGATCGTCTCCCGGTTGCTCTCCAGGAACAGATTCTAGGAATCTTATCCGGACATCGGGTGTTGGCATGATCTTGGAGGTTATTAATAACCTACCGCGATTATTCCAACCCTGCGTGTGGGCGTATTCGCTACGCCGTTGGGCAACCGATGGGGGCGCTTTCCTCCTGGGCCATATTAGCTGTCACTCACCACTTTATTGTGCAGGTGGCGGCGTACCGGTCCGGATGGAAAGGATGGTTCCCGTTGTATGCGCTCTTGGGGGATGACATTGTCATCCTAACCAAGCCCGTAGCCGACGAGTATATTTCCATTATGCGATATCTCGGTGTTCCCATTAACAAAGGTAAATCAATTATCTCTGATAAGGGGCTCATCGAGTTCGCTAAGCGGGTGGTGTCTTCATCTATTGGAGACCTGTCTGGGATTTCCGGTCGTGAGCTATTACAGTTCACTCGGAACTCTGGAAACTCCATCAATCTGTTTACACATTTGATGGACCTTGGCTTTATCGTCTTTCCCAATCAGGGGTTAGAGATGGGTCGTCGGTTAGGCTCGGCCTTGCGGTCTTTGCCTATCCGAATGATCCTTGCGAGCGCTTATATGCGCAGCCGAATTTCAGGAGTATGTCGTGTTCCGTCCAGCGCTTGGCCAGATGATTGGTTTCGTGTACTCCATGGATCTGAAATCTCACGCGCCGCGGTTGCTACCGCGGAGCACGCTATCATCAGCAAAGCTGCTGTTGATGCGGCTGAGAATTTCTACGGCCGCGCACTTCAACAAACGAAGACGTTCCTACTCTTTGAGTGGGTTCGTTATCCTTTGTTTAAAGGGGCGCTCGGTGGGTTACTCTCAATCCCACTACTGCTCATCTCCCCGGCCTTTTGGGCCCAGCTATATACCCTGTGTACTAGTGTGGTCGAAGGCTTTGCGGTTCGCAAGGCCATTTGCATGGACTATGCTCCATACGCAAATATCGACGACATTAGATGGTACGTTCAGCGGGTATCTCTTCCTCTCCCTCTAAGTGAGCCTTTGGCTCTCCCGGAGTTAGAGTACGAAATCCCGCGGAAGGTAACGGCGCGTGTTTCTGTAGACCAAATAATCGAGGCTGTTAAGCTTGCGCGCGGTAAGGCGCGCACGCTTGCAGACTATATTACTGGTCTAGAGACGCCACCAGTCCACATTACAGGTTTAGCTCTTCCCGCTCCCCACAACCCCAGCAAGGTTGCCGAGATGCAAGGAGGTGGGCGGGCCCCGGTGATCAGTCCATTTCGATGGGCTGGTCCCCGGATGATCGGGCGATGTCACGGTCGACAGTAAACGACCGCGTTGGGATGACGG